TTTAATTGCCCGATGGTGTAATGGTAGCACAAGAGACTTTGACTCTCTTTGTATTGGTTCAAATCCAGTTCGGGCAACCAAATTTGACCATTAGTGATATAGAATAATAAAACACCACCAGTTGAGGTGGAGAAGACTGAAGTTGACGAGATAGATATTTGATGTAGCTGTTAACAGATAATCAAGAACGTTTTCGTGAAATCCTCGTATATTCGCAAGTCGTGGTCATCCAATTTAACACAAACACCCGATTGGAGTATTCCTTAAGGGTTTGGGCGCATGTGCCGCAAGTCTTTTTAGAGTATAATAGCACGGTTTGTGTTTTTTGAAATTTTAGTTACTATGTATGGGTAACAATGGGCTGTTAGTGATAGTGGTAGCACGGGAGCTTTGCAAGCTTTAGGGAAGAGTTCGATTCTCTTACGGTCCACCAAATATTTAGAGCGCGGGTATGATGTAGTGGTAGCCTGCAACCTTGCCAAGGTCGATGTGCCGGTTCGATTCCGGCTACCCGCTCCAAAAAAAAATAATGAACGTTAATCACGAATTAAAGACTATCTGGTGGCTTCCATCAAGAACTGCCAGTAGATCGGTATCGGAAATACCTGCCTATTATAAGTTTATTAACGCTGAAAATAACTTACCTTTACATACGTCATATACACACAGCATTCGTATTCCAAAAGGATGTGAGGATTATACAATAATTTGTAACATCCGTAATCCATATGCTAAAGTATTATCGTCTTGGCATTTGAGATGTTTTTCAAAAGATAAAAACACTGAAAAACCTATAATTGAAATGTCATTTTCTGAATTTCTTCAACGACACATTTCTACTAGTTCTGAAGAACATCAAATTTTACAACAGTCACGTAAGCCTAACATCTATATAAGGATGGAATATTTAGTTGAAGACTTACATCAAGTTCCATTTATAGATTTTAATGATCGAAGAGTAACGACTATTATTAGTGATCATATCAAGAGGAACGGATACAAGTACGATTTTGATTGTAACAAAGCTGATATACCTTTATTTCAACTAACACGTGATTCGAAAAATCAAGAATATACAGATTATAAAAGTTACTATAAAACTCAAGAAGAACTTGACATAGTGTGGAACACATATGAAATTGTGTTTAAAGAATTTGGATATCAACGTGAGTTCTTATGTCAGAACGAGTTGGCGCAGTAGCAATTGTATTTGAGAAACAAAAACTTTCATCGTATAAGATGATTGAGTCGTTTCGAAAACATAACCCCGAGTCATCTATTGTTGTAATTCTCGATGGTCCGGTGGATGGAATTTATGATGTGTGTGAAAAGTATGATTGTAACATTATAACGTCATATAATCAGATTGGATACCCTGCGTCATCTGATATCAAAATTCCTCTCAAATACTTGTACAGATTTTTTGAATGTTCACTTCATATTAAAGAGAATTATTTTATCAATCTTGAGCCAGATTGTTTCGTTCGTAACAATATTACACTGCCATATGTTAATTATGATTGTGTTATTAACAAAGATCCGACATTGCAATGGAGTTTTTATTTCAATGATAATGTCAAAATACAATCTTGGATCATACCAAAAATTATTGAGTTCTATAAAAAAGAAGGAGTGTACAAAGAACCATTATATGATAAAATTATGGGCGGCGGAGGTGACATATATAATATGAATTTTGTACGTACTGTTTATAATGAATGGGATAAATTTGTGGAAAGAGCACACATATTAAAAACTATTTATGACAAAATAACAGTTGACTTTTTGTGGTATCAGGATTATATATTGTCATTACAACTTCCATTTTATGGTCAATCAAAATATGGAGGTCTAAATTATATAAATAATCTTAACGATTTAGATTTGCAAAATAAAATTATTCATCCATATAAACAATATTATATTTGATGATATTTATTTTTGTTCTTTTTCATGGGCGTGTACTGGCTTCGATTCAACGGTTAGTGTACGTTAGGCACGTAGAGGACGATAGTTGGCCTCTTAAATCATCTATCAAAAAATTAACTGCTACTAAGAAGAGCAAGGTAATCAGCTACAACTTCACTTCAAAGAAGTCTTCCAAGACCTCTAAGAAGAGTGGTTTGGCACTCGCAGCCTAAGTTGCTGCACATTCATTACAATGATGTCTGATAATTGTGATGGGTGTAAACTATCAGGCACGATGACAATATGTTTGGGGTTGTCATTTAAATCTTTCCAAACAACGATCACACACAGTTTGATATTTTAGATGTGCGTTGACGTAATGAAAAGTATATAAGCGTGTAGTCTGATGTATTACGATTGTTGAAGACGCGCGTTCGACTCGCGCCACGTCCACCATTTTATTCTTCTTTAAAGTCGATGTAACTGTCAATCACTAGACAGTTATGTTTTTCCGGATCAATATAACCCTCGTTGGTTAGATACTTAATCATATGTTCACGACACGATTCATCTTCATATAAATCACATTTTTCCGGATGACGTAGTACAACGAATCGATCTGCCCAAATTGTAATCCTATGGTGGTTTATATTTATATCGTGAAAATTTACTTCTTCCATACAACAATACATATGTATCTGTGTTATGAGTAACATCAAATTATCAAAGCAAGAAGCACAGAAGAAGGTATACGAACTCACCGAAAAACTACTACATACCAAAAAGGATTTTAAGGATGTTGCTGCTGGGTACAAGGAACGTATCAAGGAGTTGGAAAGTGAAATCAAAGCGGTTGTAGAAGACGCTGGCGGGTTGCCTTTAGCTGCTGATGCAGATATTGAAGAATAATTCTGTATCATTCAAAATAGAGCCACAAACGAAAGTTTGTGGTTTTTTGTTTTTACGGTGTACTTATGTTCGTCGTTGAATATCGTATGAAAAAAACAAATAAAAAAGATAAAGAAAAAAAAGTAATAACTCGTAAACCTAGAAAGACAAAATCGGTCGAGATATTAAATGACGATGGACATAGTAAGTATTATAAATGTGTACAACGTGTTGTATCTAAATCGTCAAGCACAGAACACTGGACATTTCAAGGAGTAGACGGTCAACATAAAGTTGATAATTATACATTAAAAGGAACAAGAGTGTTGGTTGCCAGATATCCAGATTTTTACAAGATATATTTGTATAAGACACATATCGCAGGCGAACCGAGTTGGCCAAATGGAGGAGTGACTGTGTATAATGCCACATATGAAACTATGCAGTGTTTTTATTACGACAGTGTTGCCATTCACCCAGAAGGTGGTTCTTATAAATTTCAAACTTAATAATATCGTATCGTATATTTATTGCCATGAAAATTGTTGTCAATAGATCCAAAGGTCCGGGTTGTGGATATAAACTCTCTGACGAGGCATGTAATATGCTTGGCGTTACGGAGCCATATTCTTTTTATCCATACGAAGAACGTACTTTGCCACAACTGATTCATGTTGTTGAATATTTGCAAGAACGCGCGAGTGGACATGGTGCCGACCTTCGTGTACTTGAAGTGCCAGATGAATTGGAAATCAAAGACGATATGGGAAGGCCAATTCGTAAATGGCATTTATCAGAACGTGAAGGACTTGAAATAATTCGTGAGAACCATCGATTTTGGTAAAAAGAGTATTGACATTTGTACAAGATGTGATACTCTTAAATTGTAAATCGTAGTATAAACATTAAACCTAACAATAAGTTACACATATGGAAAAGAAGAAGTATGTAGTTGTTCGTAGTGGTCTGAGGGTCTCGGATATGGAGTATGATACTCCTGCTGATGCCTCGGAGGAACTGAAACATTGGAAGTCTATCATTTGGCGCTGGCCTGACGGGTCAGTTGTGGACGTGGTTGAAAAGGATGATAAGAAGCATCGTATCTGGTAAAAGTTATGGGACTACGTGAACAAATTAAGAATGCTGGATCTGAATCGGAGATCGAATCGTTGATCTCAAAGAGTAAGACATTTGAATACGCTTCAGATAAAACTAAGAATGCTTGGAAGTCTACTGCCAAGTTCCGAATCGCTGAATTGAATAATTCGATTCCGACACAAACCGCTCCGGATCTTAGTGTGAAGAAGATTAAGAATAAGAATAAGTAAATAACACATAAAATATTACGATTTGCAAACGCCATCATACGATGGCGTTTTTTATTGGTTTAATTAGACCGGTTGAGATATTTATTAGATGTTATATGGCAACAAAAGACAAATACAAGCCATTTGTATTACCCTCTGACTTTAAAGAGTTGGAGACGTATGTTCAGTCACATAAAACAGATTTGACTGAACGTGTTATTTCATCGATTGAATTTGCTATTAAAAAAAATCTACCCATGGTAGAAGTTTTCAATTTTAAAAATTCTGACTTCGTAATTACAATTTCAAGAGAAGCATTCCGAGACAATATTCAGAATGTGTATAATTTCTATCTTCAAGAAGAAAAGTACGAACTCTGTGGACGTGTTAAACGAGTTGAATTGTTATTGGATAGTACAGTAAAACCCAAAAAACCGAATGAAAAAAAATAAGAATAAAGCCGGTGAAGACAAGAGTCCTGTAATTCCACAAAAAAACAAAATTAAGAATGAGATTGAAATATACCAACGTGAATTAACAAGTAAACAAAAACAATTTTTAGATGTTGCATTAGATAAAAATACAAAATTGATGTTTATTAGTGGACCGGCCGGTACCTCAAAAACATACATTACAATTTTAGCATCGTTGATGTTGTTGAATCAAAAACGTGTAAGTGATCTTCTTTATTTAAGAAGTGCGGTGGAAAGTTCTGATAGTAAACTTGGATTTTTGCCAGGAGAAGCTGATGAAAAAATGGCACCGTATATTCAACCTCTTCTGGAAAAATTGTCTGAACTTACAAATAAAGCAAGTATTGACTATCTTCAAAAAGAAGCACGTATTGATAGTATTCCCATTGGATTTTTGCGTGGACTGAATTGGAATGCTCGTTGTATTGTAGCCGATGAAGCTCAAAATATGACGTATAAAGAGTTGGTTACATTAGTGACTCGTATTGGTGAATTTAGTAAAGTGTTCATATTGGGAGACCCCGATCAAAGTGATATCAACGGTAAAAGCGGATTTCTTAAAATGATGAATTCATTTGAGGATGGTGAAAGTCGTGAAAATGGTATTCATACTTTTAAGTTTGATGAAGACGATATTGTCAGAAGTGCGTTAGTCCGGTTCATCATAAAAAAATTGAAACAATCGACATGAAACTTATATTTATAATAAAATCATAACATATGTCATTACCAACAATTACAGGATTGTCAACCAATATTGGACCTACAAATCAATGGATCTATATCTTTGGTACTAATTTCGTAGAAAATCAAACCAGCGTATTTTTTAACAGTTTAGACTGTGGTAAAATCTACGTGTTCAGTGATGAACAACTAGGATTGTATCTTCCAGCAGATGCATCCGGTACTGGGTTTTTTAAAGTAATCACACCAGATGGTGAATTTACTAGCGATATTGAATATACCGTAGGTACTGCTACATTGCCACCAACTGTTACCGATTTACGTGATCACCCAGATCCAACTTCAAAGTGGGTATATGTTGATGGAACCGAATTTGTTTCTGGTGATACCACAGTAACTTACGATAACGGAAATAAGACAGTCAGCGTTTTTGTGTATACTTTAACATCCGGTGGATTTGCCAAGGTTGATGTTGATGATGTGATTTCTACAATTACATTGACTACACCAAATGGATCAGTTGAGTTTACTGCAAATCCGGTTATTCTATAATAAGAATTAAAAAATTGACGAAGGCTCTTTTTTGATATAGGATTTAGTTCATGACTAAATCTTATACTGAAAAAGAGCTTTTTGCTAATTACGAGAAATTTCTAAAACAACTTGATAAGTTGTTCACGGGTGATCGACTTGAAAAGTTGAAACATCTATATAGTGAAAATGAATATGGGTATCGTGCGATAATGGCACCTGCGAGTGCGAAGGAACATTATCATAATGCTTACGCTGGTGGTTATCTTGATCACATTATAAATGTGTTGACCACATCTTTTGGTGTCAAGAAGTTGTATGAAGCTCGTGGAGGTACCATTGATTTCACAGACGAAGAACTTGCGTTTGCAACTATTCATCACGATCTTGGAAAGTTGGGCGACAAGGAACAAGGAGAATACTATCTCATTCAAGAAAGTGAATGGCATCGAAAGAATAAAGGTGAAATTTATAAATTCAATTCGGATCTCCAATACATGGATGTCACAGATCGAGCATTGTTTATTCTTCAACAGTATGGAATTGTGTGTACTTGGAAGGAAACATTGGCAATTAAATTATCAGACGGATTGTATCATGAAGCTAATACATCATATTTGATGTCATATAATCCCGATCATGAATTGAAGACGAATTTGCCGAGGATTGTGCACGTTGCAGACTATATATCCTGTAGATGTGAATACGATATGTGGAAGCTCCAAAATTAAGTTATGAACGATGAGTCAATTTTTGTACAGATAGCATCATATAGAGATCCAGAATTAGTGCCAACCATTTTGGATATGTTTGAGACAGCAGAAAATCCCGAACAATTACATGTTTGTATTTGTTGGCAACATGATGACGTTGAAAATTTAAATATATTCAACAGTTATCCAAATATAAACATTATTGATATTCCATATCAAAAGAGTAAAGGTGCGTGCTGGGCAAGAAATTTGATTCAACGTTATTATAACGGAGAAAGATATACATTACAATTAGACTCACATCATCGGTTTGTACAAGGGTGGGACAATTCGTTAAAACAAATGTATGCACAGTGTGTTGAAATGGGAAGTAAAAAGCCTCTTATTACAACATACGTGCCTGCATTTGATCCGTTTGAACCAAAAGATAAGTTTGATAAAACGCCTTGGCGAATGGATTTTCATCAGTTTACTCATGAAGGAACTTTAATTTTTTCACCGAGTCCTATATTAGATCATGAGAAGTTGACACAACCCATTCCGGCCAGATTTTATTCTGCTCATTTTGCATTCACCGATGGTACGTTTTGTGAAGAAGTACCACACGATCCAGAATATTATTTTTATGGTGAGGAGATTAGTATCGCTGTTCGTGCATTTACACACGGATACGATCTGTATCATCCACATAAAGTGGTTGCGTGGCATGAATATACACGTCAGTCTAGAATTAAACATTGGGATGATCATGATTTGAGTAAATTTACGAATGTGGATAAATCGTGGTGGGAAAGAGATGTTTTTTCACATAAAAGAAATAGAGTTTTGTTTGGATTGGAAACCGAAGATTCAATTGTAATACCTCCCAAATATCAAATGGGAACAGTGAGAGATGTATCTGATTATGAAAGATACGCTGGAGTTAATTTTAAAGAACAGAGTGTTTCGTTATATACTTTGTCAGGCAAAACTGCACCTACTCCATATAATAAAAATTATGTGTGTGGAAAAACATCAGATTCGGCCGAAATAAAAAAAATCAATAAGTCTATAAACGTTGATTCAAAATTGATGAAAGGCGAAAATGTTAATCATATTAAATTGGAAGTGTATGATACTACACATCGTCTTATAATAACACAATCGTTTAATAAAAAATTTATAGAAATGACCAATAAAGAGGTCGATGTAATTAATATATCAATTAACTTTGATATTATTTTAGAAACTAGTTATTATTGTAAATTATATGTGTATGATATGTTTGATCGAATCATTACACAAACTATAATGAATTTATGAGAAAGTTGAAGGATGTCACATTAGTATGTGTATCGTCTGTTAGAATACAAGCATCTTTGATGTCACTGAGATATTGTATGAATCAAATGGAATTTGATTCAGTCAAGTTTATAACTCATGATCCAACTATATCGAGTGAAGATGGTATTGATATTGAACCGTGCAGATGGCTAACCTCGACAGAAGCATATAGTCATTTCATGATTTATGATTTACATCGTTATATTCAGACTAAATATTGTTTAGTAGTGCAACACGATGGTTTCATCATAAACGCTGACGCGTGGGATGATGACTTTTATAATTACGATTATATTGGTGCTCCATGGCCTTTGTTAGACGGCCATTTTAAAGATCCGTATGGTGGTGTGCGTCGGGTTGGAAATGGAGGGTTTAGTTTTAGATCCAAGAAGTTATTGGAGGTTTCTGCGAAAGAGTATATACCTTTTGTAGCTACAACTCATGGTGATTTCTTCAAACATCATAGAAATGGATATTGTGCAGAAGACGTTGTGATTTGTATACATAACGCACCTTTGTATGAACGTTATGATTGCAAGTTTGCACCGTATGAGGTAGCGTGTAAATTTTCAAGAGAATGTACTGTGGATATGAATCTGCAAAGAAATACGTTTGGTGCGCATGGACCTATGAACATTTGGATCAATGAATACGATTTTAGTAATAAAATTGAATATTTTATCTAAATTTTTTTGTAGTTGTCCAATATATATTGGTTGGTGAGACAAAATGTTTCACTCTCTTAAGTCCAAAAGATTAAGAGATAATAGGTCCAAAAGGACTATTAACGAAAGGAAAATATATTATGAGTAGTCTAAGTAAGTTTAATAAAAACACACTTCGTGCAGTACATCGTGACGAATTCTTAACGCCATTTGACAGAATTTTCGATGAGTTCTTCGCAGCTAACGTTCCTAGTTTCACACAAGATTTTGGTGTGGACTTTTTTGAAAAAGGATCATATCCAAAGGTCAATCTTATTGATTTTTCAGACCGAGTGGTAATTGAAGCGGAAATCCCCGGTCTTGATAAGTCTGATGTAAACGTAGAACTTGAAGCTAATGTATTGACCATTGTGGGTAATAAACTGGTGGTCCCCGATAAGCAAAGTGGAGAAACTGGAACATATATACGTCGTGAGTTGAAACGTTCAAGCTTCCGTCGTAGTTTCACACTTGGTGATAATATTTCCAAAGATAAGGTTGAAGCAACGTTTCAAAACGGTATGTTGACCATTACTTTACCAAAGATTAAACCAGTTAAACCTGATGTTAAAAAGATCACTGTTAAGTGAATAAACAAATAAGTTATGTATACCCCCGTCCTAATAGATGGGGGTTTTTTACTTTATTTGATATTTATATACTATGAACAGAAACTTATTCAACTTTAATCTGTTACTTGGCTTTTCAGCATTATTCATTGCTGGATGTGCTGCATTTTTCTCTATTTGGGGAATTGGGTTATTGTTTTCGGGTGCGTCTATTGCTGCCATGGTAATGGCATCTTCATTGGAATTGGGCAAATTAGTTGCCACATCGTTTTTGTATAGGTTTTGGAAACGATCACAATGGATGTTAAAATCATATCTATGTGGTGCGGTTTTTATTCTCATGTTGATTACATCTTTAGGCATTTTTGGATATCTTACAAGCGCATATCAACAGTCCGCCATCAAGTATGGAATGATGTTAGATACAGTTAAATTGTTAGAGGATCAGAAAAAACAAGAACAATCTAAAATTTCAGAGGTGAAATTGAGAATTGATTCATTGTCAGCATTAAGACGTACACAAGAAGCTCGGTTGAGTGAAATCAATACCAATGCTTTGCTCGCCAGAAATCCCATACAATTTCGTCAAGTTCAAGATCAGACGATGGAATTGATTGACCAAACCGATAAAAACATTAAATCTGAAAATGATAAGTCTGTATCATATTCGACGACTATTGATTCTATTGATAAGAAAATTTCTGATATAAAGTTGAATACCGCTGCGAATAAAGATATTCAAACCTTTAAATTTGTTGCTGATGAATTGAATGTAAGCTTGAATACTGTCGTCAAATGGTTTATACTTATATTGATATTTGTGTTCGATCCACTTGCGGTAGCATTAATATTGGCATATAATATGGCAATAAGTAAAGAGTATGCCATATATTCTTACGTGGAACCAAAAGAACCAATTGTGTCAAAAGAACCAGAACCGATTATTACCAAACCAATTGTAACCGAAACAAAGATTGAAGAGTCTAATGAAGTACAACAAATTGTTGAAAAATACGATACAAACAACGATGGAAAACTTGATGAAAATGAATCTTCAAAAATAACTTTGGAGGATCAAAAAAAGATGGAGAATCAGGGAGATGACTTCTTTAAAAGATATTTCACCGCACGATAATTTACATTTTTTTTGACGTTTACAATCATTAATACTATTTAATTTTGACTGTCTAATCTGACAGTTCATTAAAATTAACTTAAGTATCTATGAGTCAAGATGAAACGTGTGAAATTGTACAGGTGTTAAAAGAAGCAAAAACAAATAAAGATTGGGATTTAGTTGATGAAGCACTCATATATCTCGCAAACTATTGTGAGGAATATGAAGACGAAGATGAAGAAGAATAAGTTATGATTATTTTATTAAGTTTAATGTTGGTACTGTTTGTTGCAACAACAGTTATACTAAGTTATGTAGCCTATAATAGTCAAAATAAAATTGACATTTATGAGAGTTGGATAGTAGAATTCAAGAATGATATCAGCGATGTATATCGTCAGATGAAAATAATCGATGATAGACAGATATTTGAAAAGGATGATGAAGTAGGATCTACTTTTTCACAATTGTATTTTATAATTCAAAAACTTAATCAAAGGACCGAATCTAATGTTAAAAGCCAACAACAACAACAAGAAGAAGAAGAAAGTTAACAAACTTCATACCAAGAAGAAGTCTAAGCGAGATGTGGGTGTTACACGATCCACAACTAATAAATCTTTAACAAAAACAAAAAAATCCAAAAAATCTAAAAAAGAAGTGACTAATAAAAAGAAGTTGCCTATTGTTACGATTGCTGAAACGCCTGTAATCGAATCCACCAAAAAAACCAAACGAGCACGTAAGCCAAAGGAGAAGATGTACTTCACCGGTGAGACTGAAGATGCTATTATTCAATACAATGCAACTGAGAATCAATCAGATCGTGATGAGATCTATAACACACAGATCAAATACGCATTTGAAAAACTCGTTGAAAACGTTTTTAATACCTTTAAATTTTGTTATTTTGAAACCAGTCCGTTGGAAGTTCAAAAAGAAACAGTCGCACATTTGGTAGCTAATATTCATAAGTTTGAAAGTGGCAAAGGTAAAGCATTTAGTTATTTCAGTATTATTGCTAAGAATTATTTGATCTTTCAGAATAACAGTAATTACAAACGTTTTAATCAACACGTTGAAATTGGTGAAGATAATGGTGAAAATACATGTAAACTTCAACACGAAGACCCTTACTATAAAGAAGAAGAGAATCGAGAATTTATTAGCATGATGGTTTCTTATTGGGAAAAAAATGTTAATAAGATTTTTACTAAACAACGTGATATTAACATTGCTAATGCAGTAATTGAATTGTTTAGAAATAGTGATCGAATTGATGCGTTTAATAAGAAGGCTCTATATTTGTATATTAGAGAAATTTCTTCGTGTAAGACTCAACAGATCACCAAGGTGATTAATAGAATGAAGAATTATCAAAACAATATCACAAAGTCATATGTAAACAATGGCATACTGTAAAAGTGTTATAAAATAAAATAATGAAAACCACTCCAAATGGAGTGGTTTTTCTATTTATAATAACAAATACCAATTATGGATAACGATATTGAGATATACAAAAATAAGAAGTTTTCCGATCTTTGTAAAGATATAGTGAAAAATTCTGAAAATAATCGTGATCAATTAGACATTTTAATTAGTGATTTACGTTCGATGATTAAATCTGCAAATGATGCACTGATGATTGTGCCATTGATTAAAGAGTATTTGGACGTTCAAGTTAAAAACGATGAACAGTTAGTTAAATTAGCAGCCGTTATTCAACGTATCATGAGCAAACCGTCTGTCGGTGCTGATGGGGAAATGACAGGGTTTTTGACCGAAGAGGAAAAACGTGAAATCATGAAGGAGATTAACACGATCAATAATACAAGCGGGGAAATAAAGATTAATAAGTCTTAATATGAGTGGAAATTCGCCAGTAGCAATGGATCAGTCAAAAGATGTAAATCTTTTGGCTACAAAACGTGATTTAAAGTTTCTATTAACGGATATTTCACCATCCGTACAATATGAACCAGCCGTCATATTGGACATAATATTAGATAAGGATCATCCGGAAATAATGGAAAATGGACATTATTTAGATCCAGATCAGTGGCCGGAAAATTATGTTGGAGAAAAACCAACAATCGATGATTACGATTATACATGGATAGGAAGAGCAAAAATTCGGTTATTGAATTCACAAACAACTTTGCCTAAGGAAGGATTGTCATGGGCAATGCCTCTTGAAAACAATATTTCTGAATATCCATTAGTAAATGAAATCGTGGGTGTAATAAAGTATAATAACAATTTATATTACACTCGTAAAATCAATTTTAAGAACTTTATAAACAATAATGCTGATTTTGCATTTGAACAAACTTATGGTGCAAACATGGGCAATCGGGAAGAATATAAAAGTGACACAGATCCGTTTATTGATTATAAGGGGCCAGTAAGTAAGTTGAGAGCTGAAGGTGGTTATGGATTTGAAGGATCTCTTGGAAGATATTTTCTAAACAATCCTAATATTAGATCGTTACAACGATTTGAGGGTGATACCGTGATTGAAAGTCGTTTTGGACAGTCTATTAGATTTGGCGCATATGATGATAATCGATCTAATGATAAAGCATATGATTCGAATCCTGCTCATAATTTTGAAAAGGGATATTCAGATTATAACATTGGAAATCGTAAAACAAACAATTTTTTCAATAACAAATATGAGGTAGGTGGTGGAAACCCAATGATTTTGTTTAGAAATCGACAACGCCCGTTGAAAAAAACGAGTGATATACAATTTCATCCACGACTTCCAAAAATCATTTCTATTTCAGAAAGTGATTTGACACATCCTGAACGAAATACTGGGGGTTATTTGTTGGAGGACATTAACAATGACGGTACGTCTATCCACATTACATCGGGATGTACTATATCAAAATTTGTAAGTACATGTTATAAAAAAATGTTTGGAACCGCTGGAAATGATACGGGTGAAGAAGTAGATGCGTTTGCACCTCAAGACTCTACAATTTTCAAATATCCAATACTAAATAAAGATCAGTACATTCTCAATACAGACCGCATTATTCTAAGTAGTAGATTTGACGAGACGTTTCATTTTTCAAAGAAGAGGTATGCAGTGGTGACTGACAGTGAATATACAGTAGATGCACATGAACAAGTCGTTATTACCACAAATACAAAAACTGTAATTAATAGTCCTGCCATTTATTTGGGACAGTATAATGAAACCAATGAGCCAGCTTTATTGGGTCAAACGGCGGTTGATTGGTTATTCGACTTGTGTGAGTGGTTAAAAACTCACGTTCATTGGTATTATCATTCCCATCCAGATGCTGGTGGCGCATCACTTCCATTTACACAAGTTCCAGTACAGTTGTTTGAATTAGAAGAGTTACAAAAAAGATTATCAACTTTACTGAGTAGACGGGTATTTTTAACAGGTGGAGGATATGCACCGGGACAAAATGGAGGACCTATAACCGATGGTGCACCGCCAGTTAGTATTAATACTGAAACCGGAGATGGTGTTCCTGGCGGATTTAATAATTTCGACAGACGGTCCAGACAGATTTCTGACGAAAGTCAAATTCAAATATAAGTCATTTTACACCATCAAATTTGATATTTAATATTACTATGACAAAAGAATCATTGAGACAACTAATAAGAGAAATGGTACAGGAAGAAGTTCGTCAGGTACTTCCTCAAGTCATGACTGAGATTTTTTCTTCAAAATTAAATCCACAAGTGTCAAATAAAACGGTTGTTCAAAAACCGGTTGTACAACAACCAATTAAGAAAGAATATAAGAAGTACACCGATAATGAACTTTTAAACAAGGCATTAAATGAAACTGTGGGCGGCGTTCCAAGAGAAGGTGACATTGCATCCTCTGGGTTTAATTCTGCCCCATCAGTAATGGATCACATTAATCAAGCTCCTCCCGTGGTCGCCCAGGCTCTAACAAAAGACTATTCTGCGTTGATGAAGGCTATCGACAAAAAACGAAAAGGTGGTATTTCATCAAATAATGTATAAATGATGTAATATGACGACATTGTATCCACTTGGATTAACCCTACCTATTCAAAATGGTAATAATGGTTTTTTTAATCAAACCATATATACACTTGAACAGGTAAAAACAAATATTCGTAATTTGTTGAACACCAAAAAAGGTGAACGACGTATGCAACCTACGTTTGGTCACTCATTGAATAATTTTGTATTTGATCCTAACGATACAACTTTGCCACAACGTATTAAACAGTCATTAACTTCTGATATTACGTTTTGGATACCTGTCGCATCTGTAGATAATATTGATGTTAAAGTCTTAAAAAAAGAAGATGTTGATATTTATAGATTGTACATCAACTTAACAATTTCTGTGAATAACGATACGACACAAATTGAAATGTTTTTGGAAAATAACTAATTATGGCCGCAACCACACAGAAAACATTTAAACCGTTAACAAATAAGGATATTTCTTATTTGAATCGTGATTTTTCTCAATTTAAGAGAAATCTTATAGAATATACAAAGACGTATTTTCCAAAGAATTATCAGGATTTTTCGGACGCATCTCCGGGTACCATTTTCATTGATATGGCATCTTATGTTGGTGATGTTTTGTCGTTTTATTTGGATCAACAGTTCAAAGAAAGTTTGTTTCCATATACAGAAGAACGTAAAAATGTGCTTGCGTTATCAAAGTTTTTGGGATACAAGCCTAAAGTTTCTCGTCCATCATTAACAAATTTTGATGTATATCAACTAGTTCCGTCAATTAAAAATTCAACTGGAGAGTATATTCCTGACGAAAAATATACATTGCGTATTAAGGCTGGAATGCAATTAATTAATAGTAACGGACTCGGATTTGTTACTACTGATGTAATTGATTTTTCAATGGATACTACAAATTCTCCTAGAGAAATCACAGTTAGTTCTAGAGATGAATTTGGTATTCCACAGTTCTTTTTGATCAAGAAAACCGCAAATGGAATTTCCGGACAAATTGTAACCAAGACGTTCAATGTCAGTGAGAGCACTCCTTACTATAAATTGTATTTGGATGAATCAAATGTATTAGAAATATTGGATGTACGTGATCAAGACAACGTACCGTGGTATGAAGTTGATTATCTTGCACAAGATGTTGTATTGACTTCATACGAAAATACATCGCTAAATGATGATAGGTTTATTCAATATCAATCATCCGTGCCTAATATCGTTAAATTGTTAAGAACTCAACGTAAATTTGTAACTAATATTGATCAAAATAATTTAACTTATCTTGAGTTTGGTCCTGGCAATGATGGTGTCAATGACGAGATTATTATACCATCTGCTGAGATCTTGGGTGTAAGTTTATCAAATTTGGGCAATTTAAATGCAACAATTGATCCATCAAACATTGTTAATTCGGATGCGTTCGGCGTATATCCTAAACAAGGTACTCAATTTACAATCAAATATTTAGTTGGAGGTGGAGTTGAAGCAAATAGTCAAACTGGAGACATCAATAAGATAGTTAGCGTTGAATATGAAAACGACGTATCAATACTATCTACAGCTGAACAAAATCTGTTTCAAGTAGTAAAAAATTCGTTGGCTGCCGAAAATAATACGCCAGCTGTCGGAGGTGATGGACCCGAATCTAGTGACGAAATAAAACAAAATGCTACAGCATTTTTTGCTGCACAAAATCGTGTAGTTACTGCTGATGATTATATTTCACGTTGTTATGCTATGCCTGCAAAGTTTGGATCAATAGCAAAAGCAATGGTCATGTCAGATAATAATCTGAATGCAAATTCGGTTGTTGATGGTGAATTGACTCAACAAAATGAAGTATTAAGCAATAGACAAATCAGTGGCAATCTTAAAAATCCATTTTCCGTCAACTTATATTTGTTGAGTTACGATTCTTATAAAAATTTAACAAAACCAAACGCAGCATTACTAAATAATCTACGTCAATATCTAAGCCAGTATCGTATGATGACGGATGGTATCAATCTTATTGACGGATACGTTATTAATATTGGAGTTGAATTTAAGATTGTGACGTATAATAATTTTAACAAAAAAGAGGTTCTTGCTAACTGTGTTCAGTCAATCAAAGACTTTTTTAATATCGATTTGTGGGGATTCAATCAACCAATTAACTTGAGTCAATTGGAATTGGAAATTGCAAGGGTAGAAGGTGTACAATCAGTTGCATCATTGAAAATTAATAATTTAACATCACGAAATGGCAACTATTCGGGAGTTGAATATAACATTGACGCTGCAACTGTAAATAAAATCATTTATCCTTCACTTGATCCATGTGTATTTGAATTGAAATATCCAGACGTAGATATAAAAGCCACGGCAGTATAATATGCATATTTTCGTATATCCATCTAAAGATACATACATTACCAATCAAACCAATTTTGATACCAAAAACTTTGGTATTGATGAAAATTTGAATGTGAGTTGTATAGCATCCACTGTCAAATCGATAGTAAAATATCAAACTGGCAGTTTGGACTCTAACAATTATATTTTAAATAATTTGGTCAATTATTACGGAACGTTAGTGGGATACTTTTCCGGAAGTACGACAAACGTGATTGTATCAGATACTTCGACCAATACTACCACATCATATGGATCTGTATTAGGTACTGCCAATCCAACGGCATCATGTGCGAATTTTGTATCTACGCAATTCACTGGAAATATAACAGGTAGTGTTTCCGGGTATGTAACAAGTGCAACATTAAATGGCACCAATTACACTACACAAACAGTGTCTTTGACAAATGCAAGTGGAAGCGTGTCTAACTTGTCAGGAAGTTTATCTGGATCTAGTATTAGTGGAACTGTATCTGGAAGTTTAACTGGACTTGTAACTGTATTTTCCGGTAGTTTATACGGAATTTCCGGAAATATTGAAGGCGATATATCAGGAAGTTATGCATATTATAATCCTAAATTCACATTTACAACCAATTCAAAATTTAGTAGAGCGTTGATTAAATTTGATGTTTCTGCTATTTCTAGTTCAATTGCATCAGGTGATATTGATAATCCTAAGTTTGTGTTGAATTTGAAGGTTTTAAAACAACAAGAACTTCCACTAGAATATACACTTTATTCGTATCCAATAAGTCAAAGTTGGGATATGGGAAATGGAAGATATGCTGACAATGGATCGACAACCGGTGCAAGTTGGAATTATAAGGATTATAACGACGGAACATATTGGTATGGTTTAAGTTCAACCAATGAGGTATACAATTATTTGACCAACGAATCAAATAAATCATACGCTTTTCGTAATGGAGGTGGAACATGGTATTATTCAATTCCAAACACTGCGATAATACCAAATAACAGTTTTTGTTCAACCTTAACTGTAGGTGGGTCATTGATCATGTCTCAAAGTTTTGCGTATGAGGCGTCGGATCTGAAGATGGATGTCACACCTGTAGTTAAATCTTGGATGTGTGGATGTGTGCCAAACGAAGGATTTATTCTATTGACTTCAGAAGAATTAAATACTCAGAATGTTTCTAACGGTAATCTTGGTTTCTATAGTAAGGAAACTAATACAATTTATACACCTTACTTGGATGTGGTATATGACGACAGTTCATATGTTACAGGCAGTTTGAGTCCGATTTCTGACGATTCACAGTTAACTGTAGTTTTGAAGAACATCAAAAAACAGTATAAGAGCGACAGTGTTGCAAGAATAAATGTTTTTGCTAGAGAACGTTTTACGTTGAAAAACTTTACAAAAGCCACGCAGCAAACTTCTCATTTGACACCTAAGTATTTGCCAATATCGTCATCTTACTCTATTAAAGATACGGAAACCGAAGAAGTAATTGTCGATTTTGATGAGGGTACAAAGTTGAGTTGTGATTCAAATGGTAACTACTTTATGTTGGATATGTCATGTTTGCCTCAAGAAAGATATTTCAAGATTCTTATTAAAACTGAGGTAAATGGCGCTGTAGAAGTGTTTGATAACAATACTTATTTTAAAGTAGTACGATGATTACAGATACACAAAGTCAATTTAAACGTGATGGATCATATGCTAATCTGTTTGATGAATACGGCAACTTAGTTATAGTTGATTCAACAGAAAAGTATTTGGCAGTAACGTTGACCCGTGAAGTGTATGAAAATACTTCGATATCCAACATTTATACGGTTGATATTGAAGAATTTAAAGATGTACCAGTTAAAGAAAATGCTGTAGTTTCAACTTTAAAGTCTGAAAAAGCAACACTTCAGTCGAAAATTACAAGTCTTACATCAGAGTTATCAAAGATGAGTAATTCGTCTGGAAAAGATGCATTGATTTCAGCAAGTCGTGATATTATTGTTGGTTTGCGTATTAAGGCTGGTGAAGGAAAATCGCAATCAGATTTCAATACAGTGTTTCCATACTTGCCACTAAAGTCTTCTGAAGCAATTCAATCAGATGCGTCATCCACAGGACAAGGTTCGGGTACAAATAACAGTTCAACCACAAATACACCGGTAACTTCGGAATTGACGGGTGCACAAACTGGCTTGTTACCATCCTCACAACAATGTGAACGTCAATCAAATATTCAATTTTCACCACCAGCTGAATTTTTTGATCCGTCACCGCCTGTATTAAAACCCGTATCTCCTATTGCGTTAATACCAGAAACGAAATCGGTGTCGGTAGTAACTACTATACCTGTACATCAACTTGCTATTCAAAAGGTACTGCCGTCTGTTACTTCTTGTGTTGAAAAATATTACTTGTATGGTAAGTATGATAATGTATGGCCATCGTACGGCGTAGGTAGAAGTCCAATGATGTATAGTTATGGTGTATATAGTGAAAATGTAAGTGAATCATTCCAGACAGAATCGTCCGATACTTTGAAGTATCAAGTATATATTCCTTACGACGGAATGTATACATTAAAATTTGCGGTAGATAATTCTGGGTATATGGCAATAGACGGTGTACGTTATGTTGATTTAACTAGTATTACATCTCAATCGCCGTATGCTGCCCAATTAGAAAATTATCAAGGCGATCATCCAAAGACTATTCAATTAACCACCGGTTGGAAAACCGTTGAGTTGTTTTATAAGAACTGGGGTGGACCACATTCTGTCGCTGCATTGATTTCATACGAAGGTCGTATAATTTGGACAAGTCGTGACGCGTACAATCAAAAAGACTATCAAGAATGTTCAGGTGGTCAAAAACCAACTCTGGTACAACAACCTTCTGAAGATTGTGTTAATCCACAAACCATCTTTAAGTTTACAGGCAATGTTGATCATACGTTACGTATTACATTGCGTGGAACCAACGTTACTTATTCTAATGAACAGTATCATGGTACGTTGCCACGTACTGTTAGTGAATTTTCAAATAACGGTGTTGGTTCATACAATACTAATTTGACTATCAAGTGGGCCGGACGTGGATCTGTACAGATCAGTCAACAACCTAATTCTTCAAACAATTATACTGCTATAATTGACATATTTGATGGCAGAGGTAGTGAAGGTACATATAATCTGGAAGTATTACAGTTAAAGTGTTCACAATCTGCTACAGTCAGAAAAGCACTTAATGAAAGTAATGGAACTGCATTCGGTGGAACTGGGGGTGGAAGAAATCAAAACTTTGGTTCTGGTGGAAATGTAATAGTTAAGAACCTTCTTCGTTGATATATATTGATAGTCATATGGCATATCCTTTTCCAACTACGACAGATTATGTCGATCAGGTAAATAGTTCATCTTATTTTTCTGCTGAAATTACTTCTTTAATGAAGAAGGTTCCGCCTTCACCTGAAAGGTTTTATGGATCACAGATTGATGATTACATTGAGTTGTCAGTATTTGACGCTCAGGAAAATATTAATCTTTGGCAACCAGTTTATCAGGATGAGACTTATCAATCTCGTACAGTTGAATATCAAGATATTCAAAACAACACGATCTCAGTGACGTATAATGAATTTATACCATCATTTACTTTATATGAGAACGCTAAAATTTTATTGGATCCACGATTGGATTTGGCGAGATATGGAATACAAAATGGTAGTTACCGAGTTGTATATAACTTTTTATCTAACGTAGTTGGTGCCCACGATAAACAATGTTTGGTAATCAAACAAGTTTCTCCGTCACGTAAAGAAATCAAAACTTCATTGATTCTTGAAAAAGAAAATTTTAACGACCAAGATAAAATTGATTTTCAAAGTGAGTACGACTGTTATGTAAGTGGAAAAATTGAGGCTCGTGATATTATTCCATATTTCGAATATTATCTTAAACAGACCTATTTGCTGAACTTTGTTAACGGTACTCCTGATGATGTTTTAAATACATTTGATAAAGCGTATGCAATTATCGGTGGTGATGGATTGTATAAGTTGATGAACGAAATCTATAACGGGTTCGTCATCCCAGCTAATTCTTTAAATAATTTACCAAAAGATATTCGGTTCATTGGCATTGCTGATTATATCAAAACATTCTTGTATGAAAATTACGCAGAGTGTTATACATCAGATCAATATTCAAAAATTTTGGACACCATTGTGTCTGAGACAATTAAGATCAGACTAAAAAACATTCACGACGTTGATAACAACGACACGTTGATTTGTTACTCTTACTTGTACACTATTTTCAACCAACAGATTCAACAGTACTTTATTGATATTAAATCGGAGTACGATAAGAAATATGTTGGCGCACTGAAGAATTCAATTAACTTCGGACAAAACTTAACTATTAAGATTTTGTCATTTAAACTGTTTTCTGATGGCACATTAGTGTTTAAGTTACAAGATCAACTACCTAATACCATTGGCGTTAATAGCACGTTTTGGATAGTCAATACATCTCTAACACCAGTTGTTCAGAATATTGTTTTAACTACTACACCAACGTATAATACTTTTAGTATTAAATCACCGAATGTAAATTTAAAAGTTAACGATAAAAAAACTTCTTTGTCGGTAAATTATTCTGAATCCGATGTGACTACAACGGAAGATGTTGATTTGATACTTAAACAACGTTTTTCAAACATTTTTGTAGATTATACTAACTTTGAGAACTTTGTAATTTATTCTTCTGCCAAGACTCGTATTGTTATTTATAAAAACAAATTGATGACAATTAAGGGGAAACAGTCCTCAATTGATGAATTAAATGCTGCTTCGTACTCAGATCAATATACTACTGATAAACTTGATCTTTTAACCAAAGAAATCAATGACATAAAATTATCATTTGATGGATACGAGTATTATTTGTGGACAAATAGTTATTATAATAACATAGATCGTTTTCCACAATCATACGAAGATGATGCGGACGAATATGATGCAAATAACAGAGACAGTCTCATTAACAATTTGCCAACATATTTGTTGACGGATTCAAACAATGATGACTTTTTAATTTTCTTGTCAATGATAGGTCATCACTTTGACAATATTTATATTTACATTGATAAGTTTCCAATGTTATCATATAACAGTTTTGGAACTGATACTGTTATTCCTAATAAGATTTTAGATGGAATGCTTTCTTCTTTTGGTTGGAAGATGCAATCGTCAGTTAATGATGTATCATTAACAAGTAACTATTTACAAGGATCAAATTACGCTTCTATTGCAGATAAAACAAATATTATCAATAATAGAATTTTGAATAGTTTGCCTGCCATCTTAAAATCAAAAGGCACAGTCGAAAGTGTAAAGTTGTTGTTGGCATGTTATGGCGTTCCCAACAACATTATTAATATTAGAGAATTTGGATCCTATTCGGATGTATCACAATCACTATACTCGTTTGATCGTAATGCATACTTATTACATTTAAATACGGACTCTTACATTTTAACACCATATGATCCGACGATCAAAACGGTTGAATTTAAGTTTGCGTTTAGTAATAGATACAGTAAACTTTATGCGCAACAAAGCAAGATAGACTTGATTAGAAAGTTTCCCGATTCATCGTCATCATATGATTATCGAATTTATGCATATAAGGAATCTTTAGGTGATAATGGTAAGGTCGTGTTTGAAATTGGGGGTAATGAAATTTCTTCTGATTTATTGCCAATCTTTGATGGCAATGTGTATAGCGTTATGGTTCGTAGAAACGATCCATCATCTAATTATACTGGGTCATCTAATGTTAACGAAATTCCTACCGTATATGATTTGTTTGTAGAAATCAATCAGGATGGTGAGAATAGATTATTGTCTGTCAATTCGAAAACACTTGAGTATGATCAAAATGATGCATTCACAAAAGGATCTGTAAGATTTTTGAGATTGGGATCATCACAGTTTAGTGGCTCAGTTGATAAACTCAACTTATGGACAGTTCCAATTTCTAATGACGATTTTAAAGAACATGGAAATAATTTCGATTCGTATTATGAAAATGATTATGATAGTATACGACAAAATCTATATTTGAGATTGGCTTATAACTATCCTAGAGAAATTAACACTAGTGTTGAACTATATCAATATTCATCAAGTGCAGCAACATTGACATGTTATTTGTATAATATCCCAACCAAGTCTCCAAATAAAGCTAACACTGTATATGATCCATTGATAGATAATCCTGACTTGTATGATGAAACTTTAGTTGTACGTTCAATGTATAACGGAAGTTATTCAACTAGTTCATTATATCCTTACGCAAATATTTGTCTAGGTGAAACATCATCTGCTTTTCCATATAACTTCATTGAATACAATGTAAATCAATCGTATAGAATGTCCAATTATGGTCCAAACTTGTTGTGGAACAATAAGATTTCTATTGAGGATCATCAGGATGTTTCTGCTTTAACTCCATTTGAAAAGAGCACCAAGACAACTGTTGATACAGACTCTCCATTGGTTGGTGTGTTTATGTCACCTGTATCTAATAAAAATGAAGAAATTCTAAGATACTTTGGTGATACAAATGTATTAAGTGAGTTGGGAGATCCACGTCAAGAATTTTCATCAAGTTATTCTCTTCTTGAAGAAATGCGTGCAGCATATTATTCTGCTGGATCACCAACTTATAGTGGACGTATTTTATATCAAGAATTTACAAGTATTTACAAATTGTATTTCGATTCAAGTATTTTTGAATCAATACGTAACGTTATTGCAGCTCGTAATACTTTGTTGTCAGGTATTTTAATTGAACCGTCAATTTTAGAAAGAATTAAATTCCCACACAAACCAATACAATCTTTGATTGTTGAAGATACTGTTGAATATTCAAATTTGATTAATTCATGTTCTGCAGCAACCATAACCGTGTGGAGAAATGATCAAAATCAAACCGAAAATTCAAGTTCATATCAACAATTTGTTGATAAAAAATCTATCGTAGCAGTTCCAACATCACAGTCGTTGATCATTAATAACAATTTCCAAAATTTTCAAGCCGGATATTCTTATATTAATGACGTTTCATCGTATGAAGAGTTGTGGGCAAATAGTGAATTATATTCTTCAACGGGATTTGGTATCATGTATATTGATGTTGCAGTCACTGGATCTTTATCAGGAAGTTTAGAAGTTTCCGAATCTGTTCCACACTTTACTTGGATGTTGCCTTATAGTTCATCAGTTCAGGACTATGATCCATCCGGATCTGCATATTCCTATACAAAAATATTGAACAAACTAATTATAACTCCAAAGAAAGCATATGACTTGGATCCATATCAATTAGGAACACCTTTCCGTGGTGCTACTCAAAATTTCTTGGGTAACCGACACAACCCTATACATTGGGATTTATTTAAAGTAACGGCGGATGACGGGGTAAAATATGGTTATTTTGTTAAATCAAAACAAACTGTAAATTATACAGTAGATGAATGTGGAAACCCAGATAAAAGTCTTCCTGTAACAAGTACCATTGTAACCAATACATCGGTATCAACTGGAAACAACGGAGTTTTAACAGTTCAATAAAAAATAATAAACAAAAAGACAGTTAAAACAATACTTATAGACAAACACATATATGGCATACGTAGATAATAAAACCATCACTGTAGATGCAGTTTTAACAAAAAGAGGGCGAGAACTGCTTGCTCAGACTGGCAATCTAAATATTACATCGTTTGCACTCGCAGATGATGAAGTGGATTATAATCTTTATAATCCAAATCACCCACAGGGAAGTGCGTATTACGATATAGCCATTAGAAATACGCCGGTGTTTCAACCGTTGTCAGATGAAACACAGTCAATGAAATACAAGTTGGTAACATTGGCTCAAGGTGTAACATCCATTCCGGTTATCAGTTTGAATATTCAATCAATAGATCTTCAAAAAGATAATAAGTCCGACAACATTATTTCACCAACCACCAATCCAGCATATAATCTTACATTGGGTTATACTGCTATTTTGTCTAATAAGAAGATTGGAACATTGATTGTTGATCAAACAAATGCAGCAAATACAAGTACAAGCACAGTTCCTTCATTTGCTAATGACTTGATTAGTACAAGTTCACAGGTTGTTGTGGGCAATAGATTTAAATTTGTGCCAAATACGTCATTAACAGTAACAACTTCTGCCACAATTACTGTGGTTGGTAATGAAAGCGGTGGAACAGTTGTTATTCCTGTAACTGTAAGAATTTCTTAATATATGATCTATAAACAATTTGAACAGTCTGATATTGTAGTGGGAAGATCTACAAAGGTATCCACCGGTATTTTTAGTGGTGGGTCGGTATATCAAACTCAAAATTCGGTAGCAACTGGCAGTTTACAAGCCGCCATTTCTGGATCAAATAGATATGACGTGTATAACGGATATTACTATTTGGATGTGTATCCAAGTGTTGCTGCAACTTCAAGTTCCAACGATCTTATTGTGAGTGTTGCTTACGGCAATTCAAATGGATTTGGTACTAGTTACGATGAATATACCAATATCAAAGCATCTCCTACCAAAGTAATCTGGACACAATATATTAACGGTCTTAATAGTGGTGAAAATTTTTCAATAAAATCACAAGCAATTGGAAGTACATCTGTGACATCTGTTACGTTGTCAACGGATTTTATTGTACTGTCATACAATTCTCAAAAGATTAGAGATGGAATTGATGCTGGTCAATTTCAATTGACATTGAAAAATGATGTAAGTAACGAATATGTTCGATTGATTGATGACTCTAGTATCACCAGTCAAAGTGGATCTGCTGCATATTATAACTTGGTTTTGGGTCAATACGATTCAACCACAGGACAAGCATATTATAACAATTATTCGACATTAGCCACTGGATTATTGTCAGCCGCTGGCACCGCCGAGTATACAGGTGCAAAATCAGTGGCACAATATCATCCAACTACTGGAATCGGATTGATTTTCCCTAAATCTGGTGTGGTCATTTTGAGTTGTGACTTTTTGAATAAAGTTCTAACGACTTCTGCAGCAAGTTCGAATGCTAATATAACTATACCATCTACATCAAGTGCTCGTGATACTGCTCCAACTACGAGTACGTATAATCAAAATCAACAATATAAACAGGCGATATATAATGCTATTCGTGCATCTGCTGATAACATGAAAGTAAGACGAAGTGAATATGTTCCGTCTCGTCATTACTTTGTTCGTGTAAAGAACCGTGATTTTAATTATACAAATAATCCAACATTTAGTTATCAAACAGCTACAACAGATGCTGTTACTGGTGAAATTCGTCAACGTGGTGATATCAAACAAATCGAATTTTTAACAGATCCAAAGGTATATCCTACATCAGTTGGTCTGTATAATAATAATAATGAATTGGTTGCGATTGCAAAATTAAGTAGACCTGCTCAAAAGACATTTTCCAATGAACTTTTGGTTAAAGTTAGACTTGATTTTTAATCGTTTCGTTTAAAATCCAATCGGATTGTGATCAAATCCATTGTTGGATTATACTTATAATGGAAGATGATCAAGCCCATTCAATCGAATGAAATTTTTAACACACCGTTTGTATCAAACAAATCGTGGTCACTGAATTCAAGCAGTTCGATCCAAACGGTCGAAGAAGGTTATTTTGTAAGCAGCAGTTATAACTTTTATGACTCGGCGTCAGCAGCGTTATATGGTTTCACAGCCGCCGAACAAAATGACAATGGAACTTATAAACGGTTAGTTTATCAGTTAGTTAAAAACGCATATTATAATTCCAACATTGCGTTGAATTTTGGATTGGAAACAACAGATACTGACAAGGTTGTTAAGATTCTTCAGAATACTTGCATTAGAGTGACCTTGCCAAGAATTTATTTTGGTGATTCTATTCTTAGAGATTCAGTAGTAATTACAGATTATTCAAAAGATAAAGTCTATACATTTTTTGATGATACGTACGGCAATTTGTATGTGGACGGTACTCATTTTATCAATTATGTTGATTTGACTTCAAACGTATATTCGCCGCCTACTGTGAATTTTACTGCCACTCCGTTGTCTGGATATGCACCTTTAACCACAGTATTATCGCCAAGTATACAAGGTAACGCAACAGAATTTTTGTGGAATTTAGGAGATGGTACTACATCTACATCGTCCAATGCATTTAGTCATGTTTATGTAGATCCGGGTACATATACTGTATCATTGACTGCTACGGGATTTGGTGGATCTTCTACTAAGACTCGTTCTAACTATATTACTGCGAATGTTGTAATACCGGCACCCACTATAGATTTCTCGTTCACTCCAACTGAGGGGTATGTTCCGTTACAGATAACGTTTACAAGTAGTACAAGTAATGTTGATTACTACACTTGGAATTTTGGAGATGGTACAACCAGCAGTTTGGCAAATCCTGTTAAAACATATTCGTCGCCGGGTATATATACAGTATCGTTGACTGGTACAGGTGGAGGTGGAACGCGTACAACCACCAAGATAAATTGTATTGAAGCGGATGCAATACCATTGCCATCTCCAAACTTTATTGCTACTCCTAATACCGGATACGCTACTATTACATCAATGGCCTTTACTGATGGTACAACTAGCAATCCATTATATCCAGTAACCGCATGGTCTTGGAACTTTGGTGATGGTGGTGCCACAAGTTCACTACAGAATCCAACAAAAACATATAGTACCCCCGGAACTTATACGGTGTCATTAACTGCCACAAACGCAGGTGGTAGTGCAACGCATACCAAGACTGGATATATTACTGTTGCAGCCGTGACGGTTCCTGTCGCTAATTTTACAATTAACAAGTCATCTGGTGATATTCCATTGGATGTCACATTTACGAATACTAGTACTGGAATTGGTACATTGACATATTCTTGGGATTTAGATGACGGCACTGGTGCACAAACAACAACGAACCCGTCACCTAATCCATATTCATTTACTGTCAAAGGAACATATGATGTTGAATTGACTGCTACAAACACTGGTGGATCTGACACTGAAACCAAAACCATTATTGCATCTGATCCTGCTGACAGATTAGATTACTCTCCGTCAACACAGTTGATGAATTGGGGTACAGATGGTGGTACAATTTTATTTTCAAATCCAAATGTAACTCTTGCGGATTTCAAGACTTTGATAGATGTGTCA